ATACTTTGCATACAAAAACCACACGCCAGACTGGTTATACTGTACACCCAGCTCATGCAGCCTCTTATTCAAGCCTTTCGCACTCATACCATAATCTTTCGCAATCTCCGTCATAGATAGCAAGTCTCTACACTGCAAGATAAGATCGTAGTATGTCGCTTTTGGCTGAAGCTCTGCAATCTGCTGTGTCTTAATGCTATTATCTAGCTGTAATGCCTCAAGCTTTTCCTCCTGCTCAAGTGCTAGTTGCAATGCCTCTTTCAATGTTCTTGGCACTTGCACACCGTAGGCCCCAGTCCTGCGGATACTTGGTAAGACTTCTGAGGTTACCCACCGCTTGAATTTCTTTGCGGTCGATAACTTACTTGATAGGATTAAGCTGTATAAGCCACTTTCGTTGATAAGCCATCCGCCTCTCTGCCCTAAACTCGATAACGATTCGTTATTGAGTTTGTCCTCTTCATCAACATGGTCTGACAGAGCCTTGCTTGGATTTGCATATCCAAGAATTTCTGCTACATCTTTACCCACGAACCAAGGCTCACCGTCAATCTCTACAGTTCGGATTTCTCCAAACTCACTGTTTTTAAAAATCTTTAATTCGTTCAATAAAATCACCTCCTTTACTTTGTTTAGTTTTCTAAACATTTGTGTGAAAAAAAATAGTCTTCTATTAAGTCTGTACTGACTTCCAAATAAAACATTGCCATTTTCATCTCATTTTGCGACCATTCAGCTTTATTATTAAGCTTAAGGTTTAATGTTGACTCTCCCATGCCCATTTCTTTAGCAAATGCAGCCTGAGTTTTGTACTTTTCCTTGATTTTACCCATAAGCTTGCTGTAGTCATAGTCCATTGTATCGCCTCCTTTTTGTTTAGTTTTCTAAATTATAACCCCCACACCTTTCCTTGTCAATTAAAATTTTTACTTTTCTAAAAAAAATATTTACATAACTAAAAAATGTGCTATAATGCATTATATAAGGAGGAATACAAATGGACGAGCGAACAAAGAGATTAAGAAAAGCCGTTGAGAACTCCGGTTACAGCCAAACTCAACTCTGTGAAATCACAGGTATAAATAAAGGAGCTTTAAGCTCATACTTATCAGGAAGATATTATCCGAAGCAACAGGCAATAGAAAAGCTTTCGGAGGCTTTGAATGTGCCGATTTTTTGGCTAATGGGATACGATACTGAAAATGAAGAAGATTCTCAAGAAGAAAACGCTTATTACATAGACAAAGAAGCAAGGGAACTCGCCCAATTTCTTTATGAAAACCCAAAGTACAAAATATTATTCGACGCTGCGAAAGACGTATCAGCCGATGATTTAGAAATGGTAAAGACAATTATAGATAAATTTAAAAAATAAAGGAGCTAGATGAAAAAGTATGGATTGACTAATGATAACTGCAGATATGTATATCTTCCCGGCATACCTCCCAAGGTCAAGGGCTTTGTCATGGAAAACGACGGATATTATACAGTGGTACTCAACCCTGCCTTGTCTTCAGACACGAACAGGAAAACCAAGCTACACGAGATAAAGCACATACTAAGAAGAGATTTCGACAAGGCCGACTGCGATCAGGTCGAAAATAATGCAAGAGGAGCTTAGAGGGAAGTTTTGATGAAAAAATTAACAACACAAGAAGCAGAACAACTCATTAAGATGCTAAAGAAAACTATTGAGAAAGAGATTCATTTGCCATCGAAAGGGACAAATATTAGGTTTGATGTGCAAGGTAGAACAAAGAAACATATATTTTCAATATCTCTTTATCGTGGTAAAATAAATCCTAATAAAGGTAATTTTACTGCACTAATTAAAAGAAATAATACTGTATTACTTTCTTTAGATACTTCATCTACAGCAAAGCATATGAATCCTGATGGGCAAATTATTAAGGGACCTCACTGGCATATATATACTGAAGAATATGGACGAAACTATGCATATCCTGCAGTAAATATTACTGATAGTGATTTTGTTAAAAACACATTGCTATTTTTAGAGGAGTTTCATGTAATTGAGAAGCCCAAAATGACAGAACAAGTATCTTTTAATTTATAAACAGAATGAAAGGAGGGAATATATATGGATAGAATAAATAATTTAATGAATCAGTACTTCGATTGGTTAAAGGAGCAAGCCAATGCTACGAAAATAGGTGAGTACTATGAAATCAACTCTCCATTTTTGGATAGTCAGAATGACTTTATGCAGTTATATGTTAAATTTGAAAATAATAAAGTCTACTTCACAGATGATGGTTTTACTATAAATTCCCTCGTTCAAAGAGGGTTGAATTTAACATCAAAGCGTATTCAGCAGATAAAAAGCACTATTGCTCAGTTTGGTATAACTTTAGAGGATAAGACTTGCCTTGTTGCTGAAGCTTCTGCACATAATCCTGAACAACGGATGCATATGTTTATCCAAGCAATGTTAAGATTAGATAATATATTTTCTAATCTCCCGGCACATTCGACATCCACTTTTATAGATGATATAAGTGAGTTCTTCACTCAACGAGATATTTATTGTCTTAAGAACGTGAAGTTTTCCGGCGGTACCGGCTTTGATCACGTCTATGATTTTGCATTCAGTCCATCAAAAAGACACCCTGAGAGGTTGTGTAATGCTATTAACACTCCTAGTAGAGCTACTATAGATAGTTCTCTATTCTCATGGGTTGACACAAAAAAAACGAGAAGCGAAAATTCTCAGTATATATTACTTTTAAATGATGAAAATAAAATTCCGGAAAACATTTTAACAGCTATTTCCAACTATGAGGCCACTCCTATATTATGGAGTGAGAGAAACTCTGAAAAGAATTTGGATATACTTGCATCTTAATAACTTTTATTACGTTTTGCTGCAATTAGGTTGAAGGTGATGTAAGGGGGCTTAGAGGGAAGGTTTAATTTTTATTTATAAAGGGTGGGATAAATGAATAATAATTATACGGAAGAAGTATTCGAAAGTATTAAGCACATAAACGAATACGGACAAGAGTTTTGGTATGCAAGAGAGTTTCAGAAAGTTCTTGAATATACCGAGTGGCGTAAATTTTACGGTGTTATTGAAAAGGCGAAGACTGCCTGTTCTCAAAGCACCAACAATGCTAACGACCATTTTGTCGACGTAGACAAAATAGTACATCTTGGAGTGGCCGATAGTAAGCTCCCAAAATCAGGGCAAAGCCGAGCCTAGAGATTTTTTAATTAAAAAAGCCACCCGGTACGCCAATACCGAATGGCTGTGTATACCGTTGCAAGCTGTTACCTGCAACAATATGCCCTCAACAAGCTATATTGTACCACGCATAGTAGCACCTTGCAACAGGTGTTATTTTTATACCCAAATTTAAGGAGGTACAGTATGGCAAAGGCCAAGTATACCAAAACCAAATCAGGATACTTTCGGACTAAAGTATGGGACGGTACATACAATGCGGATGGATCTAAGCACAGAATAGATGTCACATCTAAGAAGTCCAGTGCCGATCTGGAGCGTAAAGTCAATGAAATTAAGAATCGTGTAAGTCAGAATGACTTTATAGCTTCAATCAACGAAACTGTATATGACTATGCCCTGTATTGGCTTGATACCTATAAATCCGTAAAATCAAGAAATACATATCTATCATATAAGCGAACTATAGAATATCATCTTCAGGACTTCTATGCTCTTAAAATGCAATCCCTTACAAGAGGACACATACAACAACTTATAAATTCCAAATTCGACAAGCCAAGGACCTGTAAGCTTATAGCCCTTGTAATAAAGCAGGTTGTAAAATCTGCTATAAAAGACGGTATACTTGCCCCTGCTTCTTACGAAACTATATGCACTGATATAGCACTTCCAAAATACACAGCAAAAAAGAAAGCTGTTATAAAGTCGGAAGTGCTTGATAGCATACTTGATATAGATTTTACAGACAGAGAAAAATGCTTTCTATACATCATATACGGCTGTGGCCTAAGGCGAGAGGAAGCACTTGCACTTACTAAGGATGATATAGACTTTAATGCGTCTGAAATAAGTGTGTCAAAAGCTTTATGCTTTGACGGAAATAATGCTTATATAAAAGAGCCTAAATCTCAGCGTGGTTACAGGCGTGTACCTATGCCGGCATTCTTGCAAGAATTCTTGCAAGGCTACACGCAAGTATCAAGCTATAATCTCATTACTAAGCAGGACGGAAAGCAAATTACTGCAAGTAGCTATGTAAAAATGTGGCAATCAATACAGAATAAGATAGATCGTAGTTTAGGTGCTGAGGTGTCAAAGAACCTTACTGCACACTCCTTTAGGCACAACTACTGTACAAGGCTCTGCTATCAAATACCTCTGATCAGCACTAAAATGATTGCAAAACTATTAGGGGATGATGAAAAAATGGTTATAGATGTATACAGTCATATACTTGAAGAAAAAGAAGATTGTCAGTCTGCAATTGCCAATATTTTTGATTAAATCTGTGCGACAAAATTGCGACATTAGGAAGTTTGCGACACATTTGCGACATCAAAATGACGCAAATTTTAGTCAAATCAATGCAGTTCGCCAATTAAAAAAAGTGGCTCAAAGCCTTATAAATCAAAGCTTTAAGCCACTTTCGTATTCCTGAGACACCCGGGACTCGAACCCGGGACAACTTGATTAAAAGTCAAGTGCTCTACCACCTGAGCTAGTATCC